ATATAGATGATTTTGGAGAAGTTCCTAAATCTAATAGAATAGAGGCTCCAGAACCAGAAAAGGATCTTCAAATAGATATTATTGACGATAGACCAGAAGAGGATAAAAAACCTCAAAGGGTTTCTTCTGATGATAATGTTGACGAAGAAATTGAAGGTATTGGTAATCGAACTAAAAAACGTATTGATAAACTTAAATACGATTTTCACGAAGAAAGGCGTTCAAAAGAACAGGCTAATAAAACACGTGATGAAGCTGTACATTTTGCTAGAAACCTACAACAAGAAAATACAAATTTAAAAGGTACTGTTGCTAGAAGCGAAGAAGCTTTAGTAAATAGTCTTAAAACCCGTAGTACAACTGAAATTGAAAAGGCAAAATCAGATTATAAGCAAGCTTATGAAGCTGGCGATACTGATAAATTGCTTGAAGCACAAGAAAGTTTAATATCAGCTTCTGCTGATAAAAAATACGTAGAAAACTATATTCCTGTTAATAGAGGTCAAAGACCTCAACAGATACCTCAACAAATTCCTCAACAACCTCAAGCACAAGACCCACAACTTGATCCTAAAGCTATCGAATATATTAGGAATAATAAATGGTTTGAGTCAGAAGGCAATGAGGATATGACTGCTTTGGCATATGGTATGCATGCAAAGTTAGTCAGACAAGGCATAGATCCTGTAGCAAATGCTAATAAATATTATGAAGAGATCGATAATGCCGTAAAACAAAGATTTCCAGAACGTTTCCCTGAGTCGAATACTGCAACGACTCAGGCACCCCCGACTGTGGTAGCACCAGCTAATAGAGCCGGTGCTAAACAGCGCACAGTGCAGTTAACTCGAACACAAGTTGACCTCGCAAGAAGACTTGGACTCACGCCTGAACAATATGGCACTCAATTTATAAAGGAGTTAAATAATAATGGATGAGTTAGAAGAAAAGCGCACTCCACGCTCGTTGGAGAATAGAGAAAAAAATGAGCGAAGTAAACCTTGGTCACCACCAAACTTGCTTCCCGATCCTACCCCTCAGGCTGGATATGTTTATCGTTGGGTTAGAACCAGTGCTGCTGGTAAATCTGACAACTTAAATGTATCTACTAGACTTAGGGAAGGTTGGGAACCTGTAAGGGCGGAGGATCATCCTGAATTGGAAATCATTACAGATTCGGATTCTAAATATCCAAATTGTATTGAAGTGGGTGGACTTCTATTATGTAAAGCACCAGAAGAAGAAGTAGCTAAACGAAGAGAATATTATCAGAATTTAGCAAAAACACAGATGGGCGCTGTAGATTCAAACTACATGAAAGAAGAAAATCCTGCTATGCCTATGTTTAAGGATAAAAGAACTAAGGTTACTTTTGGGAGAGGTGGAAATTAATTATTAATTTTCTGCCTTGTAATATTAATATTATATTAAGGATATAATAATGAGTAGTTCAGCAACACCTTATGGTGCAAGACCTGTCGGCACACTTAGTGCTAGTGGTTCTTTTACTGCAAAAGTACGTCACTATCAAATAGCTAGTGCGTACGGAACCAGTATATTCTTTGGTGATTTTGTTAAGTTAGTTACTGCCGGTACTATTGAAAAAGATACAGGTACTACTGCTTGCACACCAATTGGAATATTTATGGGGTGCTCATATACTGATCCTAATACAAACCAGAAAACGTTTAGTCAAATGTGGACTGCATCCGTTGTAGCATCTGATGCTTACGGATACATAATTGATGACCCAGATGTTCTTTTCGAGATGCAATGTGATGGCTCTGCCGCACAAACAACACTTGGATCGAACTGTGCTGTGGCATTAACTGCAGGTTCAACCACAATTGGTACTAGCAAGAACGCAGTAGATATTTCTACTTCTGCAGCTACAACAGCAACTCTTCCTGTAAGGATCGTTGATGTTGTGCAAACACCTAGCAATGCATGGGCAGACTCATACACTGATATAGTTGTTAAGTTCAATGCTGGACATATGTTGGCTAACACTACTGGAATTTAAGCGAGGGAATAAAAAATGGCAATTTCAAGAGCACAGCTACTGAAAGAACTTCTACCCGGCTTAAATGCTTTGTTTGGGTTAGAATATGATAAGTACGAGAATGAGCATGCCGACCTTTACGACACTGAATCTTCTGATCGATCTTTCGAAGAAGAAGTTAAGTTAAGTGGGTTTGGCGAGGCTCCAGTAAAAGATGAAGGTTCCGCTATCAGTTATGATAACGCACAAGAATCTTTCACTGCACGATATAACCATGAAACTATTGCTATGGGCTTTAGTATTACAGAAGAAGCTATGGAGGATAACCTCTATGACTCTCTTTCTGCTAGATACACAAAAGCACTTGCAAGAAGTATGGCTTATACCAAACAAGTAAAAGCTGTTAATCCTTTTAATCAAGGATTTTCAGGCGGCTCATACAATACTGGCGATGGAGTAGATTTCTTCTCAACTGCACACCCTTTGGTGTCAGGTGGTACGAATTCTAATACTCCGAGTACACAAGCAGACCTTAACGAAACTTCGTTAGAGAATGCTGTGATTTCAATCGCTGGTTGGACAGATGACCGAGGACTCCTAATTGCAGCGAGACCACGGAAACTGATTGTTCCGCCTAATAGCATGTTTACTGCTACCCGTATCCTAGAATCTGATCTCAGAGTCGGCACTGCCGACAATGATGTGAATGCTATGAAGATGAATGGCACTATCCCTGAGGGATATGCTGTCAATCACTTCTTGACAGACACAAATGCATGGTTTCTAATTACTGATGTGCCAAATGGATTAAAACATTTTACACGTACAGCATTAGAAACAAGTATGGATGGAGACTTCGATACTGGTAATGTAAGGTATAAGGCGAGAGAAAGATATAGCTTCGGCGTATCTGATCCGCTAGGAGCCTATGGCTCTTCAGGATCGTCTTAGACTTTTAAGTTAGCACAATGGAACCCGTGATGTGGGGGTTTCTGCCTCAACCCACATCAACCTTACTAGGGTAAATTTTACCTATCGACTGACCTAGCAGACAACGCCAAAAGACGATAGGGTTATTAAGGAGACTTAATTATGGCAAATTCAAGCTTTACTGGACCAGTCAGGTCCAAAAATGGTTTTATAACTTATAGAGTTAATAGTACAACAGGAGCAGAGACTACCTATGGAACTAGAGAAGGTGGTGCGTACCAACTTGGTAGCACAACTGGCACAAGTTCAATACTAGGTTTTGCACCTACGGACTTTTTTACTGGTAAGGGATCAAACCCAGATTCAATTATCAACCCTTTTACAAGTGGCACTACATCAGTAGAGGATTCTTTAGGAAATGATATTCCTTTAGGATCAGTTCTTTACTATGGTGATAGAGTATTTAGATATGGTTTAGCAGGTGGTGTTGCATTAACAGCAGGAAAACTTGTTCAAACGGCTGTTGGAACAAAGGCTGATCATCAAGATTTAGCCCCAACCGCAGCAGTTGCAGCAGGTGAGTATGAAATTTCAGTAGAAACAGCAGGAACTGACTTAACAGCTAACCAGTATAAAGACGGCTATCTTTATGTTAATGATGGTGCAGGTGAAGGACAATGTATGAAAATTGCTTCTAACCCAGCACACGATCACTCAGATGATCCTTCAGTTGTTATAACAACTTACGATGCTTTAGCTACAGCAGTAGCAACTTCATCTAAAGTTTCATTAATAACAGATCCTTGGTCTGCAGTTCTAGTTGCACCAGCAGCAGAAACGGGCGCAGTAATTGGTTGTCCAGTTGTTGACATGGCAGCCAGTGCTTATGGTTGGTTCCAAACTTATGGACCAGCAGCAGTATTAACTGTAGGAACTATAGTGCTTGGGCATAATGTAGTGAGATCAGCAACAGTTGCAGGTGGCGTAGCCCCCGCAACAAGCGACATCTTAGATATCGTTGGTACATGTATGTTGGTTGATGTAACTACTGATTATTCATTAATTAAACTTAATATATAATTAGGAGTAAATTATGGCTGATGCAGTTACATCACAAACTATACTTGATGATGGTGGCAAAAACCTGATAGTGAAATTTACTAATATTAGTGACGGCACTGGTGAAAGTGCTGTCGCTAAAATTGATGTTTCAGCGCTTACAAGTAGTGCAATTACAGGTCAGGCTTGCAATAGAGTTGTTCTAAATAAAATATGGTTTAGTAACGTTGGTATGGGTTTCAGTTTATATTGGAATGCAACTAGCAATATGTTTATATGCCAAGTACCTAAAGATTGGACAGATACTTGGGATTTTACTCAAAGTAGTCAAAATTTGCCCGGAATACCTAATAATGCAGGTAGCGGAGTAAATGGCGATCTATTGCTAACTACTAATGACCATACTAGCGGTGACACTTATAGTGTTCTTATCTGGGCAAATAAAGGTTACGCAAATCCTAGCTAATGAATGATGAGCGCCATCATGACGGAAGATTTGGTGGAGACATGGACAGAAATGAGGTCGAAATGGACCTCAATAAGTTCATGGCTATGGTACAAGAAATTGGTGAACTTAAAGACAAAATAAGGGATTTGGAGGATGTAACTAAAGCCAACCCTTATCAAAAGATTATTTTTGTAGCCCAAGCTGTTGATAGCTGGAGAATCTTTCCAAGAGTCTTTTTATCTATCTATATGTATTTACTTTACTTCACAACGTTCTGGTTTATGGATTTAGCTGAACCTTCCTTTGAACAATCGGGTTTAATATCTATTGTTGTAGGCGCAGGCGCTGCGTGGTTTGGGCTTTATGCAGGCACTTCTGGTAGTTCTAAAAGTTTTAAGGGTGAAAAAGAATAAATGCGTAAAAAGAAAAGAAATTATCGTAAAGAGTATGATAATTATCAAAGTAAGCCTAAACAAAAGAAAAATAGAGCAGCTAGGAATACTAGCAGAGCAAAGTTAAAAAAGACTAGGAAAGTCAGAAAAGGTGATGGTAAAGATGTCCATCATAAAGATGGGAATCCTAGAAATAAAAAAAGAAGTAATTTAAAAGTTACTTCTAAAAATAAAAATAGGTCTTTTAGAAGAACAAAAACTGCTGGAAAAAAAAGATAGAAAATGTACGAATATAATTGTGAAGTTAAAAGAGTGGTGGATGGCGATACTGTTGATGTCGTTATTGATCTTGGCTTTGATATTCACTATTCCTCTCGTGTTCGCCTATATGGTATTGACACACCAGAAAGCAGAACCAGAAACAAAGACGAAAAGGTTAGAGGAATAATGAGTAAAGAATATCTTATAGACGCTCTATCAAAAGGTCAGGTTGTTATTAAAACCTATAGAGATAAAAAAGGTAAGTTTGGTCGTGTGCTTGGTGAAATGTATGTTGAGGATACTAATATAAACTTAATGATGGTTGATGAGTATCTTGCTGTTAAATACAAAGGGCAAAATAAAGCAGATATAGAAAAAGAACATATTCTTAATAGACAAACCTTAATTGCTAAAGGTCTTTT